GTGCATCAAGAATGATGATACCGGCAAATTTATCGCGAACCCTCCAATCGTCGCCTGGACCGGGGCTATACCGGTTGGGACAATGCGCAGTTATGCGCTGGAAGTACTCCCAAACTACAGCGGATCAGGGGTCGTTAAGCTCTGGATCGACGGGAGTTCGGTCGCTGCATACGGCGGGAAGGTCGGGTACACGCCTCAGAGCCTTGGAGGCGATATCTATATCCTGGACACGATGCGGGTTAAGACCGGCCTTTACCGGCATGACGGCAACCCGGCAATATCGACCTTGTGGGACTCGGTCAAATTCTCTAACAGCTTATGATGCGCATCAAGAAATCAACCTGGAATAAAATCATAGAAGAGCTGAAGCGCGTTCATACCACAACACGGGATTACGTAGCCATGCGAGCACGCGCTCGGGCGCTATTAATGGAATTGGGAGAATCATGAAGACAATCAATCGCACATCAAACCCGGACGTGTTCATCGTGGAGGGCAAGCTCATGACGCTGAAACGCGCCGGGGAACTGAGATTCGTTTTGGAGCCGTACAAATATGAAAATGATGCCAAAGGCGAAAAAGCCTAAGCGCCTTAAGAAGGCAAAGAAATACTGATATGGAACTGGAATTCCTTGAATGCGAATTAGTGAAACAGGATCAGGCAAACTTTCGCGTTAAACAGCAATTAATACGACAGGGGGAAGACCTCGAATTACCGCCTGAAACATGGCGCAACGTATTTGAACAAGCCGCGGGATAAATCAAGCGAAGGTATTAAAATGAAAATCGTTCGTGCAAGAGTACATAAGCCTGCCACTGGACCTAAGAAGAAGTCTCCACTGCATTCAAAGAAAACGGTCAAAGCTGGCCCAAAGCATAAATCTTCCAAAGCTCAAAAAGGGCGATACTAAGAGGGGATATGCCAGCCAAGAGCGAGAAGCAGCGAAAGATGATGGGGGCCGAGCTTGCCAAAGCTAAGAAAGGCAAGAAAACCAAGACCGGCATGAGTGTCAAGCAACTGGAGGATTTTGCCCGCAAGCCGGGCAAGAAAAAGAAGAAATGAAGAATCCCTCCATAGCGTTCTCCGGCAAGGCTTATGTCCTGCACCAGAAACTTATAGATATAATTATCTCAGAGGAATTTAATGATGTGACGCTTGCTGAAACCATTGGGGCATTATTCCTTATAATGCTTGCTTTATCCGAACGTCGATAAAAGTGGAGCCGGTCGTACAGTACGAAAGGGTAAATGATCTCCTGGCCTGGGTCAGGGGGCCTCTTGCTCGGGTAGAGATCAGGATCATAGGGTCAGCCCGGTCCGCGCCCAAGGTCATTTTAAGGATAGAGAATAAAGAGTACCAGGCGCACAGCCTGGCTACCTACAAGAACGATGTCGTTATCGATCCTATCAATTACGAATTCGCGGCTGATATGCGCAAACTGACTGATTTAGCAAAACAGATTGCAGCCACGGGATCGTTTGTTGGAGCAAAATGAAAAAAGAAAAGAAACTGGGTCGCCCCAGGAACACGGACATGTTGCCGATTCCCAAAGGCGCGATGAAACAGATTAAAGCGGTCGCCGAAGAAGCCAGGATACCTGTAGCGCAAGTCTTCGAGGACGTGATTGAGAACGGCCTCTTGACCGTGCGCGAGATGTACTCAAGCCTGATTAATTTCCGTAAAGCCAGGAAAGGACTTTATGAGCCGCAGCCTGATGAGCCAATGGTTGAAGAACAACAAATCGACGACACCGAATTCGAATTCTCATCTGGAGCGGGAGTTAATGAATCGGGTGATGGATTCCCCGATGAGTTTCGAGGCGCAACAGAGCCTGAAACAGGACATAGCGATGATACTCTCAGACCAGGACTCGGCGAGAATGGAGAGGTTACTCACGTTTTTGACGAATGAGGCGTTTGACGATATGATCTAAATGTGCATACCCGGTATGCGCATACAGAGTGAACGAAAACATTGAAAACGGTAAAAAGCTCTCGTCCAGGTTCAGCCTTGGGAACGTTGCAACGATTTTGACTGTAGTTATAATGGTTGGCGGTATGTGGACAACTCAGGTTCAAAACTATGACAACCTTAAATACAAGATCGAGTCTTCGTCTGAAAATTTTAAGGCTATCAGCGACCGGGTACAGCTAATCGGAGTCAACTTTACGGAACGCTTCGGGAAATCCGATAGCGATACCATCTCTATTGGCAAGCGTATCGATGTGATAGATCAGGACATCAAGTCTAGTGCCAATAAAATTGTGATTTTAGAAGCGGAAGTCAAAGCGCTGCAAGATGAAATTCGTGTTGTGACTCCGCTACGAAGGTAAACCAATGAGCAAGCTACTTTTAACGATATTCGGTTCGAGCTGGCGAACTACGCTTACCGGGTATGCAACAGCGGCGGGTGTTGCAGGCATGGATTACATCCAGGCGAGTGGCGATCCGTCAAAGATCGATCCGAAAGGATTGATCGCAGCGGTGGGTATCGCACTCCTGGGCAGGCTCGCTAAAGATCACAACGTCAGCAATTCGCCAACTCCGTTACCAACTCCTCAACCAGTGAAACAAATATGAAAATACTAATTCTGTTATCAATGCTCGCGTTCAGCGTTCCGACTCATCCGGCCAGCAAGTTCGGAATGCCGACTCACCCGGACCGGGTAGCGTTCGGAATGCCGACCCATCCTGGGCAAGTGGTATGAGCAAGGAAACGCAATTAGCGTGGGCGCATTTTGGCGTTGGGGCCGGGACTGTATTCGGCGTTGGCGCATCGTTCCTAACCCCGATACCGATCTGGGGCTCAATAGCGTCTGTGGTTTTGGGCGCGGCGTCTCATTACGTGACGAGCCGGATCATTTCGACGGTCCAGAAAAACGTTGACCCGCGATTCGAGAAATGAGCGGCCCGCCTGAGATACCTGACGCCGCATGTTTTCTGTGCGTATCGATGTGTATCTGGTTCGCGTTCAGACGCTGGATTCACCCGGAGAAGTAATGCCCGTACCCGATAACGTCACAGCCGCGCTAAAGGTCATTAACGATTATTTCGCCGGGTTGGCTATCACAACGCCGGCGGTTCATGACGTTGTGGTGGGCGAGGCTACAATGTTCGCCTTGAATTGGAATGGGACCGTTGATCGATCAGATAACGGGGTTGGAGCCTGGGGAGCTCATACCGCTAATAAAGAGATTCTTGGAGTATCGCTGCCTGAAGGCGTCTTAATCGCGACATGCGGGTTCAGCGGTACCTGGGCGCAGAATTACGTTCGGGTTGGAAAGTTCCTGGGTGAAAACAAGGTACAGGCCCTAGTCACTCGCGATGGTAAGACGCTTATGGGCGATATTGTGGATGCAGGCCCGGCGCGGTGGACGCATAACGCGATTGATCTGACCTACGCAATGGCGCACGGACTGGCTACCAATGGCCGAGCTATAGTGGCGTACTCGATTATCAACGGGGTGACAGGACAAAAAATGGAAATTAAAGGATGGGATTTCGTGAACGGAATTGAGATTTTAACCCCAGGAGCAGCATGATCCCAGTAGCGAATGCGAGCGGAACACCGGGCACGCCGATATCGGCCAACGGAAATTATTGCACGATTACAGCTCCGATGCCCGCCTTGAATGCTCAAGGCAGTGGAGCATTCGGGTGTCAGGTAATTGACGTTGCGTCATACGTGTTTACGACCGGAGCCGGAGTTTCGGCGGGTACTGTCACATTGCAAGCGTTGGCGCGCGACGGCGCCACCTGGTTCAATCTTACGGTGGCTGGCAACCCGTTTACTTTAGCGGCTAATGCTACGGTATCTGGAACGATCAACGGACCTTGGCATGGGGTTCGCATGGTGGTAGCGGCTCTTGCGGGCGGCAGCATCACTTACGCAGAGATTATCGGCTCCATCAGAACATTGTAATGGCGGCTGGCGAAGTATTGCTTAACGGAACGCAGCTTGATGACGGCACGGCAAACAGCCACGCCACGGCTGCCAATGTTTTTGATGCGAACGCCATGACGTACTGGTTGACGAACCCTGCCGCCACAACGGGATGGGTTGGAATGGACGCGGGCGCGGCCTGCTCCCTTACGCGAGTACGGATGTCGCCGCTTGGCGGGTACGAGGACGCTATGGTCGGTGGGATAGTGCAGGGTGGCTCCTCAAGCACATTTCCGCAAGCGTTAGGATACCAGCAGGGATACGGCGGTTTTACCAACGCTACCAACCAGGCTACAATAGCCAAGGCGTTCACCAACGCTCAGACAGCGGGTAATTGCAATATTGTTTTTGTGTCAATGAGCGCAAGCGCCGTCATAAGCGGCGTAGCAGATACAAAAGGTAATACCTACGTCCTGGCATACGGACCGTCCGGTGGAACGCATATCTCATGCTACATCTCCACTGGCATAGTAGCCGCAACAGCAGGATCGAACACCGTGACAGTAACGTTCTCGACCCACAGCGATTTTCCAACGATTATGATTGCTGAGTATTCGGGAATATCGGGAACCGGAACAGCGGCTCTGGATGGGAACAACTCGGCGTCCGGGACTGGAACGGCGTTAAATTCAGGATCAATTACTACCACCAGCGCAAATGACGTTATAATCTGTTTCGGAGGAGGCGGGGGCGCTCCAACGATTTCATCCGGGTCTGGGTTTGTGATGAACGTGAATCTATCTCCCGGATGGGATGCGGCGATGGAAGAAGTTCCCGTTACAGCAACGGGAACTTACTCGGGAACATTCACGCTATCATCCAGTCAGAGCTGGGTATGCACTGTTGTTGCATTAAAGCTGACCGGAGTTTATGACCCTAATTTGTTTTTGTTTGTCGCTAATAGACCCGTATCGGGAACTCTATTAAATGAGTACCTGATAACAGGCGCGCCAAACTTTAGATATTTTCGGTACGCTGCCCCATCAGGCTCAAATGGGAACCTCGGTGACGTAGACTTCATTGTTCAGTATGCATCCGGAGTAGTTGGCTCCGCTGTTTCTCCCACTATACTTCCCGCTGGGAGATGTTTTGATCTGCCTGTAGTGGTCAGGTTGAGCAGTATCACAACTGATGCGTCCATTTATTATACGACAGATGGAACAACGCCCACTATATCCTCAACGCTCTATTCTGGTCCATTTGCCATAAATTCGAGCTGTACATTTAAAGCGATAGCAGTAAGCGCTGGACTATCGAACAGCAGAGTCACGAGCACTTACTTTAATATCCCATCCCTGATTGTTTCTACTAATAACTTTTACGATGATAGAAATTACAGACTGTGGGCGATATCATCGTATATTTTCTATGATCCAATCGGAAAATATTGGTATATGTACGGCTGGAATCAGGACCAGCCAGGGGTTAAAACGTTCGGGCTGATAGGTATTAACATCTATAAATCTGCTGACCTTAGAAACTGGATATATTCAGGAATTATACTTCAACCGGGAGCTGGACTGGAGATTAACAGCGCTTTGGCGTATGGGAGGCCATGTGTTGGGTACAATGCAAGTACTACTAATTATGTGATGTGGGTTGAGTCCAGCGTCAATGTCATGCAGGTGTATACAGCGTCATCTCCTGTTGGTCCCTGGACGTTCGTATCGGGATACTCAGTTCTGAATAGCAATGCCATAACTACGGACTGTATAGCGTTTTTTGATGATAACGGGACAGATGCTTACCTTAATTGCACGTCTGGCGCTAATTCGTTATTCACGAAGCTTAATAGCGCGTGGACGAATGTGGATGGAACGAATTTTAATACATACAATAGCGCATCCACATTCGGCATAGGGCCGCCTGATGTGCAACTGCACCAGGACGGACCTCATATTTTCCAGAATGGATCTACGTACTTTTTTCTGTGCAACGCACAGAATGGGTGGGCACCCACACTGAATTGCTACGCAACATCCAGCTCTCCTATAGGCCCGTGGACGAATAAAGGAAACCCTTTTATCCAACAGGCCGGAGGAGGAAACGGATCACCGGACTATACACTGGCATACGGAAGTCAAAATAATAACATACTCAGAATTCCGGGCCGTAATGCCTGGATCTATACTGGCGATACGTACAATACGGGATTAGCTGGAAGTGTTAATACATCCAGCACGGCAAATTTCCAAACATCCACTATATTCTTTTTGCCAATCGCGTTCCCGACATCAACAACGATGTCGATAAATTGGAATAATTCGTGGACATTCGACGGAGTATTTCCAACTTCTAGAGGCGCCCCGTTGGCCCCTACTGGATTTTCCGTTAGTGGTGGCGCGGCATCATGGATTAACCACGAACCTAACCCTCACAATTTGTATCTGGACGCGGCTAATGATCCTGGATTTACGTCTGGTGTAGCGTCTGAGGCGCTGCCTGCGGGAGCAACAAGCTTTACAATCGCGTTACCAAGGAAATTTTACAGGGTGCGCGCAGTAAACGCTAACGGCTCAAGTGCGTCAGGAGATGGTCCTATTGTCTTAACCGGGGACGGCTCGGGGGTAAAAGCATTCTTCTAGCCGTGGAAAAGCAATGTGCAAACTGTAAACGTTTCTTGCGCCTGGAATTGTTCCCGATCAAAGCGACCAGTAAAGACGGGCGCGATTACTGGTGCAAAAAGTGTAAGATAGAGCGTAGACGGATGCAGCGGTCGCGCGCACGACACCCGTGGTTTATTTAGGATGACAGTCATCATAGCTTCCTATTGCTATCAAACGCGTCGTTCCATCCGTCTTCCCTACCTCTCGCGTACCCGTCTCGCGCCCCGGTAAAATATCCGTACACGGTTCCAGCAACGACCAGGATAAGCGCAATAAGGTACGGGCTGATAAAGTCACTCATAGTTTCGCGGCTTCGTCCCGCAGTTCTTTCTTTAGTTCGTAATAGGGGCGCCAATCCAAAAAAGCGTATGTCTCGATAGGCAAGACGTGATCCAGCGCATCAGCCGCGCGGGTCAGGAGTTCCCTCTTTCTGGCTAGATCCGTGAGTAATTCGCCATTAGTGTTCTTGACCCATTTCAACTGTGCTTGCACTTCTGAGTAATGCCAATTCTCCTCCTTCAGCCGCTCGATCTCGGTGTCCTTGCCGCCGCAAGAAGCCTTTAGAATCTCGAAGTGCTTTAAGAGTGCTTCGTATTCCCCTTCTGCTCTCTGAAGATCAGAGCAGACCATCTCATATTCATCATAACTTATTTCACTCATTTGCTTATTTAAATCATTTAGCAGCGTCCCGCAGTTCCTGGATTAATCCGGGGAAACGATAATGCTCGGCCTCTAGCGCATTGGCGGCGCGGGTGAGAAGGGATTTGTGTTTCAGTATAATGTGATAGAAGTAATTGGCGTTTTCAGCGCTTCTCCGTTGATCTTTTTTCATGCGTTCGTTCATGCCAGTTCCTTTATCATTTTGCCGCCTCCCGTAGTTTATCCTTCAGTTCGTAATACGGATGCCAGTCCAGAAAGGCGTATGTTTCAATTGGCAGGACGTGTTCCAGCGCATCAGCCGCGCGGCGGGCTAGTTCCTTCAGGTAAAGTTCGTTGCGCTGAAGCATATTAATTTCGTTTCTAAGCCGCTCGATCTCGCATGCCTTGTCAACTAATGTCCGCTCATACCACCCCTTTGTCATTTATCTTCTTCCATTTCCTCCATCTGATTGTTAAGAGCAGCGATTTCCTCCTCCATCCGCTTAATCTCGCTTTGCAGAGCGCGCGTGTATTCTCCTTGTCTTTTATTGATCGATTTCAAGTACTCGATCTCAGCATCTTTTTGCAGGGAGTGCGATTTCCAGTATTCGATCTCTGCGTCTTTCGCGGCCAGATTCTCAACCATGCAGTTAACATATTCCGTATTCATTCCTGCTCCTTGGATTTCGGCCTAAGGTATCCAAGCACTTTCTCGCGTGCGACCGGGTGTATCAGGACAAACATGCCATTTGGCAACGGGTTTTCTACGATTACCGGCTCATCTTTATTACTCGGTTCTTCGCATATCATCCCGCAGCCCGGAACTTCGCCGGCTTCCATGTAATAGACTGCGTCGAACTTGTGAGGGATGCCGTCTGTCACCTTGACCAGGTACTTGTCCCAGGTAAAGATTTCGTTCCACTCGGGCATCTTGTATCCTTCGGCGGACCAATGGAACGCGAACCATTCGGATAGTTCGTCCGAGCCGTCCCTTACGCTGACGGACGTCTTAGGCCGCGGCAGGCCGTCCCCGCCCTCCCCCAGGAAGGCCATCTGGCCGTCGGACTCTTCAACGATTGCGAGCGCAAGGCCAGCCCCTATGAGCGATCCAATAATCCATTTCAGTGTACGTTTCATGGCGTTCCTGGCGCAACAAAGGTAAACCAAACGATTGCGTAGTAATGGTAAATGTACGGATTAGCGGCGGCAGGCGAAGACGAGTACCGCAAGATCAACCCATCGCCGGGCAGTATGTCCATGTAGTTCGGGGAAAATGTTTTCTCCATCAGGTACGGACTCGTAGTAGAATAATATAATCCACCCCTGATAACCTGGGACCCGTCTGACGCTCTACTGATCCATGCTGCGCACCCTATCCACGTTTCGGGAGGGCAAATCATGTGCAGCTCAATTGAATGAATCCTTACTGTGAGCGCGTATGGATTTACCCATTCGATATCAGTGCGATCGGTCTGAGCAGTAAATTGGCCCGTATCAAGTATTAGCTGGCTTTTCAGGTTGTCCGCGTTTGCGTTAATAGCCCACACAAACCCAAGTGCCAATAATGTGGCTCTTATCATAAGCAGTGTTCGATGAGTTTGTGATGTTTTTTCAGCTCTTCCCGGATCTGGAGTAAGACCTCCAGGCAGAGGGCGAGTTTCTCTACAACCGGCTCCAGGGCGGCAGCCCGGAAGCGCGCGTTGCGTTCCAATTCTTCTTGTGTATCCATTTGTATGTTCATTGTTGTTCTTGTTTAACTGCGGATAGTGAGCGCTGGCTAGGCATGTACCCGGCTGCTTTCCACGAGCGGACCACGGATTTCCAATTTTTAATCTTCATTCCTTTGTTGCTCCAGCCGTAAGCCTCCCAATGGTGGTACATATACTCAGCGTCGTTAGCCGGGAGTCCAAGCTCCGAGCAAAAGGACGTCACCTCTTCCAGTGTGCAGCGGTCAATGCGCTTTTCATAAAAGTTCCACCCGCATTTAACGCACCTCAAGATCCACCCCCTTTTTAGCCGCGGCCATCGCATCATCCGCCGAATCAAAAAGCTCCCACACGGAAGTTACATCACCCTTACCACTATAAGAGGCGACATATTTAATCTGTGGCCCCTCAAGTCGGCATACCCATGCGCAGAACCCTCGATAAGATTGTTCATCTACCTTTACGGCATGGTACCGTTTCATATTCTATAGTGATGAGAGTTTTGTGATCTTTGCGGTTAGCAGCTTTCGTTTGACTGACGTCGAGCGTGATAGCTTCTTCGGTATCATCGGTAATAAGTTTAGAATAGCGGAGGCAATCAAGGATTGCTTTGCAACTTCCTGGGAGGTTGTCGTATTTTTCAAGCTTTCGCGTTGAGCATCGCACAACGCTGACATGAGGGCGCGCGCGGCTTCCTGCTTTTCCCGATACGCTACCCTCCAATGCGCCCACCGTGTTGAGTTTGGGCTTGGGGTGATGTACCCCTTTAGAGTTAATTCGACTTTCATTCATTTGACTAGTTTCAAATATTTGCGTGTACAGCAGTGCAATTGTTTGCCAAACACCACATCGAGAACCCTGGCATCTCTCCATTGACCGATAACTTTTCCTTCCCCAAGTTTGCCGTGCTTAACAACCGATCCCGGCATAATTTTCGGCACACGCTTTTTGGGTCTGGTTATCTTCATTTGCTGTATCAGGTTAGTTTCGCGCACGCACTCTCCGCACCGGTTGTCATTGAGCTGATGCCTCTTGCGCAGCCCGCCGCAGAGAATGCAATTGCCATAGTTCATTTCCTCATAGACTTATTCATTCCTTCGACATGCGGCTTCATCCATTCGGAATGTTCAAGTAGCCATCCTTGGAGCATGTTGACCCGACCCTGAATAACCAGGTGGCACCGCTGACAAAGCGCGGCCAGGTTCCATTCCTCGCAATTGGACTTATTATTGTCCAAGTGATGAATGGTAAGCGCGTACCCGTTCGACGGATCATGCGGATGCCCACACCTCTCGCATTTGTTTCCACGTGCGGCGCGAAAGGCGTCCCTGAATTTCTTAGTCCATTCAGGCGGATAACAGCCTTTGAACTTACTCATCATTTCCTGGTGTTGAGTTCAATTTTAGCTAACAGGGAGACGATTGCTCCGATTAACAATAGCCACCACCCGCAGTATAGTACTTTTTCGATATTCATTTTTTGGCGCGGATATAGCTATATCCCGTTTTTGTTGTTACTAGCGTTTTTGTGTTTACCGGGAATGGTTTAGCCAACATCGCAGCCGTCCACAGCTCCCTGGCTTTCGCGGTATCAATCTTGACCGCGCCGGCCGCCTTCATGGTGCCGAGGTGTTTAACGACATGCTGCAAGTATTGTTCAGGATCGATTATTTCCTCACGGAGCTCCTTGCCCTTGACGTTAACGAGGATGAAATGTTCTGCCGTGTACCCTGTTTCCATATGGTCTTTGAGCGCTGATTTCAGTTTCCACTCCTCCTCCACGAGAGTCTTCAGGCGTTCGTATGCTATGCAGAATTTCTCAAGATCAGGAGGTGTATTTTTGAGATGATCAATCTTTGCCGACACCAGATGTTCCGGCGTCCCGAGCACGTCAACGGATGCCAGGGCGTAATCTGCCTGTTCTCGCCATGCGGGACATTCCCCGCGGATGGCGCAGCAGCAGCAATAAGTGTTAATTGTGTAGGGTTCATTTCCACGTACCTTCCATTTCTTGTACAGTTTAGAAACGCGCAGAGCGCTCTCTTGATAACTTTGTGTATGGTCGATGGTTTGTTGCAAATCTACGTAAGCGACCAGGGCGCGCGTACTAATGGCTTCTAGGTGCAATTCTTCTAAGGCCATGATGTGGCCTGCTAGTTGCGCGGAGTAATCGCGCGGGTTCTCTCCGGTTTTCCAGTCGATGATAAGGAAATGGCGATCCCGCTCAAGCACCAGATCAACTGTACCGGTTGTCATCGTGTTGCCATCCGGGCCTGCCAAGGTGAGTTCCTTTTCGACGTAGAGAGCGTTCCAACCTATTTTTGCGTAGTCGTGCACCAGGGTTATTGCCCATGACCGTATCCCCAAGTTAGTTTGATCTTTGGAATCTTTCAGGTCTATCCCCGTCATAAGATCGTTAGCGATCTGTTTATGAAACCGGGTGCCGTTATCGGCAGCGGGTCCAAGCGGTCTCTGTTCATGATGGACGCATGCCTCAAGCGCTGCAAAATGCGATGGGCGGAAACCTAGCTCGTGGTTGGTCATAGCGAACCTCCGATCATCGCCCAGATAGCGATGCATATGAGCATGATGCAGAGACCGATGATTAACCCGACAATAAAACAGGCGAAGTCGGTGCTAGTCTTTTGGAACATATGAGATGATCTGGTATGCTTTTCCACCTGGTTTCATGCGTCCGTGCGCAACCACCTCGCGCCCATGGTCGGCTATGAGGGCTAGAGACAATTCCTTGTCACGTGTCCATGTATTAACTTTCCCTACCTGCACGAACCAGGCTTTGCTATCCTGGGAGGTTTCCACTTCCCCAATCGTGCCTTCAATCTGTGTTTCTCCTAATCCGCTCGGTCCGGCGGCGGCCGGAGCAGAATTAAGCTTATAGTCGCGCTGAGTCGGTTTCGGCTCTGGAGGGGACTGCTCTTTCGAACGTCCGGACGCCGAGTTTCCGTCGTCGTCTTCGGCAGCTATCCCGCACATGGCGAGTAATCCGTAGCGGCGCGCATAAGTGATTGCCGAGCCGCACCCTTGTGGAGTGGGTTTTTCGGGCTTTAGGGTTAATACAGTCCGAACCCATTGCAGTGAGGCAACGTGGAAGATTGTGGTTTCGACGTTAACCGATTCGCCGCCGTTCGTGGATGCTCCCTGCACAAGAAGTAAATCTGAGTCGCGAAGCGGAGGCTTAACGACCTCCAGGACGGAGGCAAGATCTGCGTATTTGCTATGGAAATATTCGTTGTCGGAATTCTTGATTAGCGGACCTACTTTCTCGTGGAAAGCGAAAAGGGCCGGGACGATTGCGTCCATTGGACTGGAAAACTCTAGCGGGTGCTCAGAGTTCATCTGATGATACCTTTCTGTTTTGTGTGTTCGAGCCACTTTTCGAGTGACCGTTGTGAAATGCGTGTCCTGAATCGCTGGACGCCGCGGTTTGTACCGAAATCGAAGCGGTAACATTCCAGTTCCCGGTTCGCGATTGCGGCTTTGATGGCGATCGGAGAAATCGAAAGCATATCGGCGACCTCTTTGATTGTGTAGATTCGGTCTTCTGCATTAGTCATACCCGGTATGTTGTTAAAATGTGCGGCGCTCATTCTTTGAATGCCTTGGCTACACCGTAAGCCAGGGCGCGGCTCAAGATTTCCTCCAGTGAAAGTCCTGTCTCGCGTGAGATATCTTCAAGCACCCGGCCTAGCTCGGGCGTGACTCCAAGTTCAAATGTCGTGATTTTGGCATCCATCTTTATGAGGATCAGTTAAGCACAAAAGGACAACAAACGTCAACAAATCTTTTTAAAAATCTAATGCTTTCGGGTAAATGGCCGAACATTATGTCAAGTTGACACAGATCCGCACAAATGATATGATATTGTCCACGAACCACGAATACATGAAGAACAAAAACTCTGAACAAAAGAAGCGGCTGGTGCGCGGGCGACGGCGCGGTGTACCGTTAAAAGCGTATGAAGGAAGCCCGAGTGACAACGCGCGGCCAAATTTACGGCGGTACAGTGTCAGCGTTCCCACGGAGATGGACCGCATTATTCGGTCGATCCGCGCGCAATGCGACATCGAGTATGCGAAAATATTCCGATCCGGATTGGACGAGTTTGTGCGCATAAACAGGGAGAAGATCAGTCCTGAGACGTGGTCCGCGTATTGGAAGAGCCGTCGGCAGGTGGATGATCTGGATTGGGGAAAAGAGTAGCGTCTAACGCTACTACTTTGAATCGTCCTTCGGGCGGGTGCGCTACATTATCGCAATCATCCATTAGGATAAGGCACCCGTCGTCAGTTATAGCGAACCCGCTTACGTCGCAATAAACCAGGCCTCGCGCCCAGTCTTCAGTCAGTGCGATCCGTTCAAGGTTGGGGTACTGGCCTGTCTGGGTGTCTATTACGTCAAAGAACATTTGGCTAGTAAAGACTGAAATAGGTTTCGGCTTCTTCGCGGGGAACCAGTTCCCGATAATGTCGGGTAAAGCATTTCATCAGTCCTGAGACGTGGTCCGCGTATTGGAAGAGCCGTCGGCAGGTGGATGATCTGGATTGGGGCAAGGAGTAACCATTTCCGCTAAAAAGGCGAGGATCATGAGATCCACGGAGCATTGTCTGTGCATCTCCGAGCGGTCCTCCCCTCCTGGAATATCTTTGTATTTGAGATACAGAAGATATTCATTCGCTGAGCGTTCAGTAATTGACTGGGAATTCATACAGTCTTGCCATCATATCCACACGACTCTGGAGGACGGCTTTAACGGCTTCGCCGAACGTATAGGGTCGCCACAGGCCGGTCGCTTCACGGAGCGCGATAAGCTCTTTTGTGGCGTCCAGTAAGCCGATACCAAGAGGATCGAGCAGCACAAGAGCGCGGGCAGCATCCATCCGGCCGCTGCCGGACTGAGGCGATAGAGACGACGCGATAAGTTCATCTGTTTGTGTTCCTGGATGTAACGATCTGCTACTTTTTTGCAAAGTCTAATGGAATTTCTATATTTTCTAATACCGAATTGCACTCACCCGCGAAAGGATTTTATAATGAGGAGCACTGCGCAAATAAACCCGACAACCGGGACAACCAAGGAGAGAGGATCCGAAAGTAAGGCAAGCATATTTTAAAAATGGTGAGTCGCGTTAGGCGTATCACAGATTTTCATTTATTCTTAAAGTTCTTGGTTTTCCGCCTTGCCTGTGCGCTTTTGCGCGCGTTCTGTTCTGACCGTCGCCGGGCCATCTCGGTCCCGCGTTGCGCGGCGTGCGAGAGCCGGGCGAGCTCGGCCATGTATTCACTGACGGCTTTGGGCGGTTTCATTCTTCCTCGTATATTGGTCTAGAGTAAGCTTCGGCGACATAGTCGCACCAAGTCATGCCTGTCACGTCAGAGTAGATCTGGCAATCGTAGTACTGCGCCCATCGCTCTACGATTGCAGCTCTGACGGCCTCGGCGGTTGCCAAGCAATCGTGTCTGCTCCACTCCCGTCCATCAACCAGGACGTAGTGGCTGCCGTCCATTGGGACTATTTCAGCGTGTCTGCCTTCGGGTTTTGTCATATTTCGCTTTGGTCGGTTTCATTGTCGATCAAAGGATAGATTAGTCGGGTTCAATGCCACCGCCCCGCGTCGATTAACCATGCGCAAGACCGGAAAGCGTTATACTGGCAGCTTTGACCGGACACAGCCTTCTGTCCGTCAATGAATCCACTCCAACCGAATTCTCTACGAATCTGGATTAGCTTTCCTTTGTATAGTTGGTCTTTTACCGTTTTTCGCTTGCCTCTCATGTTTTGCTCCGCTGTGTTCATGTGGGGAGAATAAGCTACGCCGTATAGCTTGTCAAATAATATTTAATTTATTTCTATTTCCGTCGTATATTCAGGTGCTTATGAAGAGTTTCGCGGCATTAATAGTAATTTCCGGGCTGGTCGGTTGTACAGCAGATCAGCAAGCGCGCTTTACAGCCGGGTATTACGGCGAGAGCGGCCATACGTTCTCTGAAGCCATGAGCGATGTGGTCCGGCCGCTGCCGGATCCTGCGCGTATGGCAGGTTCCTATTGCACCGGGTACGCGAACGCGTACAACAGCCAGCCGCACGGGCAGGCAATGGTGATTACGCCGGGGGTCGGTACCAGCTTTATCTATTACTGAGCCGGTTTTTGATTGAGTGTCGCAACACGCTCGTGTATGGCGACTCTTGTGGATCGTCACTCTCAGGCGAGGGCGGTGCAGGCTTCTCTTTCGCACGCGACCTTATCGTGCTACCCATCACTAATACGTGATCAGAGGGGGCAGGCGCAACCTTACCCATCTCAAGAGAGCGTTTCTGCGCGTCAATCCTAAACGTGCCCGTCCCAATCAGTTGTTGCCACGCCAATGCCCACCGGGACTCGTCCACCACGTCCCATGACTCAGGATCGAGCCCGGCCCACCTGAGCTTGAGCCGCCACATGCTCGCCAGCGACCACACAAGCGCGCCATTCTCCCATTCTGAACTCACCCCAACTAAACGCAGCGCTAGTTTCATAGACGGCGAGTAACCTAGCGCCACTCTTTTCTTTTCTGGCGTAATCAAATGCGACCTCAGCGCTTTAACACAGTCAAGAACGTTGCCCGGACTTATGACGCGCGTATGCACTGATTCCCATCTTATTCTACCTGAGCTTCCATTTCAAAGGGAGCAGATCAACGCGCGCACGCGCGCTTAGAGACATGGCGTGGATGATGACCCTCTCTCCCTCTCCTCTCCTCTATCTTATTCCCTCGCTCTGGAGGGAACAAGCATGCCTTTTTACGCTCTAAGCACAAATAGACGGGTCGTGTCCTCAGAATAAAAGAGACTCACCACGTGCAAGCGGTCCCCGGAAAATTCCCGAATGGGATACCAGCGTTAGAACGTTCCCCTGGAACTCCCTTTTCCGTCATCTTAAGGAAGATCGCCAGATCGCGTCTTTTGTTTCGGCGGCGTTGAGAGGCTGGTGATCGCGGCTGGCGGCCGAGCACGTGGAGAAATCGGGGGAACGATTGTGAAGGCGCATTAAGCGTTGAGCAGACTAATCCTAAAGAAGTGTTTTTGAGAAGCTCTTTATTTTAAAGAGCAAAGTCTGTCTCGTAGAACCGGCGAACCGCCGGTGAAAGCCGGGACAGCTTACTTTAGTTTCTCATGCACCCTGCAGCGCCCTCCTTAGCCGGGAACCATGTCCGCTCTTCCAAAATGTACGTGGAGATGGGGGGGCAGGCCGCAGTTGTTTCTCTTGCCCAAACAGGGGGCTATTTTAAAAATCGTATCCGGTTATCCAGTTTTTCCTGAGTCTTCCAGGTGGATGTAAGTTTCCGGTAAAGTCGCGCAATCTTTTTCCGCTCGCGTCTTTTGCGAGCCTTGGAAGGATCGCGTGGTCCATTGAAATCTTTTTGATCATACCCCCATGTGGCCCGGATATATTCGTGAGACCATCCGTATTTTCGTAATTCTTCGGATGTCGGCTCGATGGATGGCAGCCGTGGGATCTTATGATCAGGTGCAGGCGGCGGAGGTATAGAAGCTTCCAGATCCAGCCTGGAAAGCTTTTTAACTCCGGGATTTCGTACTGGATGATTGCCCGTAAAATCGCTCATCGCAACATGCACCCGCACCCGCCCAGAGGGTTTTTGTGGTTAACGGTATTGAACGTGCCGCACTCCGGGCATCTGGTTGAGAGCCGGACAATTGTGCTGGCGAGGGTCCCGCATTGCGGACATTTGCTGCGATAATGCCAATGGTTATTGAGGCGCAAGCCGCGCACCCGCTTTTCCATGCCGCACCCGCAACAGACAAATATCCGTTCCCTGGGCTGGGTCAGGTTGACCAGCTCGCGATTCACCGCCGGCCAGTAATCATTAAAAGTTGCGTCTGGTATCGTCATGCCGTGAATATTTGAGCATACTAGTGCAGCACAAAAAGAAGTGCAAGTGAAGAAAAAGACAAAAATTACCCCGGCAGGATAAAGAGTTTTCACGGCACTTGTCCTGCCGGGGCTGAACACACAATCGCCAAGATAAGCGTTGCAGCCTCAAGCTAAAGCGATGTTTGCGGATTCGTCAATTAAAGATTACAAGGGTATGTACAAATGCGAACACGAATCCTTCTTTTGTCCCTGATTATCTTGATCCACGTCCTGGCACACGCGGCACCTCCAGCCGGTTATACACTGGTTTTCAGTGATGAATTTAAGGAACCGTTGTCCTGCTCCAACTGGGGGCCAGGCACAAAATGGATTGCCAACACTCCGTACAACGGGAATTTCGGGGTAGCGGCATTCGGCTACTGGCCGAACCGTTTGTACACCAATAACGGCGTCCTGGTCATGATGGATTACTTCGATACGAGTAAAAACCGATGGCTCGGGTGTCTCTTATCCAGCATGGATACAAAAGCCAATGGATTTGCCCAGGCATTAGGCTACTGGGAATGCGCAATCCGCTGGCACGGCGAGCTCGACACGTGGCCAGGATTCTGGCTGGCCAGCGCGAACGGAATATTGCCGCACGCCAACAATACCGCCGAGATCGATATCTTAGAAGCTTACGGTAGCCAGCCTTCTGTAGCGCACCAGGTTTTGCACGTATGGAACGGGTCCGGTGGCCAAGTTTACGCTAGCGGCCATGTGCAATCCTGGAATCTCACCAATTTTACGCACGTATACGGCTGCCTAGTGAATAAGGATTTTATCCATTATTACATTGACGGATACGAAATTTGGACTGTGCCTACGCCGCCCGAAGCAACGCTGCCGCTCTACTGTATGATTGACTTTGCTATGTACAGCACCTCCGGAGCAATCAGTCCGTCATTTATGTACGTCGATTACGTGCGCTGCTACGCGCCTCCAAATCTATGAGTGAAGTAGCAGCCAGGGAAATAGCGCAGTGCTACGAAGATATTCGCGAGCGAGACTCGGAGCTTGAACGGCTACGAGCTGAAGTTCAGGAATTAAAAGATAAAATCAAGGCAGCCGGTGATTTTGTCCGGGAAGGCGACCCTCCAGAGGTATGACCAAAACTGTGTCCGGGATAGATCGCGCGACGTTCTTAGCCTTCTGCGAACGGCTCTCAATCCCCGCTAAAGAAGGGGATAAAGAAACAAGCTCTGCGCTTGTGCCCCTTATCCCGATGCGGACCCAGCTTTATGTGCTCGACGAAATCCTCGAAGGCCTCTCCCGGGGAATCCATTTCTTCGTTATCCTTAAGTGCCGTCAATCCGGGATCACCACACTCGGATTGGCGTTTGACTTATACTGGTGTTTCCGGCATGACGGCGTCATTTTTAATTTTATCGCGGACAACTCCAAGCGGACGAACTATAACCGTTCTTTGCTCAGGGACTTCGTGCGAAGTCTCGCTAAACATCCCGAGTGGCGGCAGCAAATCGACGACGATAACCGGGACATGATCAGTTTCGGTAACCGGTCAAAGATTATCTGGAACAACGCCAACAGCCGTGACGAAGGCGGTTTAGGCAGAGGCACAGGCGTCGTCGGCTGCCACGGCACAGAGGTAGGCTTATGGAAAGATGAGGAAGGCGTGGGCTCGCTTCTATCATCCCTGGCCCAGACTAATCCCAACCGATTCTATCTGTTCGAAGGCACAGCTCAAGGTCCAAACATATTCCGGGATATGTGTCGTGAAGCTGAACGCGGGGATAACACGAGCAAGAAATTTATCTTTGTAGGCTGGTGGCTGCAATCTGATTACGATCTTAACCTTAAAGTACCTGAAGATCTTGAGCGATATAACGTGTATTGGCGAACGTTCCCTAGGCCCAACAAAGAAGAAGCGCTCTGGGTTGATGCGGTCAAGCGGCGTTACGGCTGGTCGATTACCGAAACTCAAATTGGCTGGTGGCGCTGGCACTTGAAAGAACTTAAATTCGGGAACCTGGAACTTATGTACCAGGAGTACCCGCCTCTTCCTGAATACGCATGGCGTTACGGCGGGCGCACGTTCGTAAACGGCGCGAAACTTCTCGAACGCCGGCTTGAAGTTAAAGAGCGGCAATTTTGCCCTCGCTGTTTCCAGTGTCAGTTCGGGGATTCGTTCGAAGAGACCGATATCCAGGAAGTGAGTAAGCGCGAGCAGTGGTACGATCTCATTACATGGGACGAGCCCAGGGAAGGGCAGGGCGTGCGCTACGTTATTGGCGTTGACCCGGCTTATGGCGCTAACGAAGAAGGCGACCACGCTTGCGTACAGGTGTTCAGATGTTACTCAGATAAAGCTGTGCAAGTAGCTGAGTTTGTCCGGCGCGAGTTGCCTACCTACAAGTTAGCCTGGGCTGTCATGCACCTGGCTGGCACCTACAACTCTGAGACCATCCTTAATGTTGAACTGCAAGGCGGCGGGTTCGCTGTTATGGAAGAGTTGCAACGGCTGCAAGCCTCAGTTGCGCACGGGTATAACCCGGTGTTATCACGCCACTTCGATAACATGCGTCATTACGTCTATAGCCGGCCCGACGCTGTCCGGCGCAATTACGCGAGCTTCCATTGGCGCACATCTCAGGATAATAAGGTGCGGATGCTGTCGCAGTTCAGAGATTTTTTTGAGCAAGGCATAATGGAAATTAAAAGCATGGAGTTACTCGAAGAAATTGAACTCATGCAGAGGCTTAAAGATGGCACAATCGATACCGGAAAAGAAGATCACCGACTCATGGCAACGGGTTTTGCAACCATGGCCTACGTCCAATTATTGGAAACTGATATCGGGGGAACGAAGTTTACAGAAGACTTCTTCAAGAAAGAAGAGCGCGCGGAGTCAGGCGAAATCACGCCCTCAGAAATCTTGACTGCAAATATACTCAACTGGCGTGAGTCGGTTTATATGAGAGATTTGAAAGACCAGGAAGAAAAGAAGCAGATGGCCAGGCGGCGCGGGGCTTACAGATGATCTTACTCGAATATCATTGCGAAGAGTGCGGGCACGATTTTGAATCGTTCCTCGCGATCTGTGTGCGGTGCGGGCACAAAGCCCGGCGCGATTATCGGACCGCCCCCCAGATCAATACTAAACGGGTCGCTGTTAAGACCGACACGATTCTTGAACGAGAATTTAAACGGCGCGGTATTACGAACTTCACGAACTCAGGCGGCGTATCACGGCCAACGTTTATTACTAGCGGCGGTACAGCAACGACCGCGGGCGGTATCCCGCAACCGGCGATAGCTGCAACATTCAACCCGCAGGACCTCGCTCAATACAAGGTTGACATGTCAGCATTAAGCGTCAAAGGATCGCCGTACAGCTTGCCCGACCCGTCAAAGCTTTCCACCGCCCCCGTTCCTTACGGAACAAAAGTGGGTAAGGTCAACCCCGAACTCGCGCAGCGCACTCAAACGATTGCGCGCACAGATGAGCGCGGGAACGTTACGGAAATCAACGGGTCCAATGGACGCTAGCCAGAGAATCCAGGACTTAATCGATTTATCTGTTGAAGAAGGAATCCCGTGCAGCGGTGAATCCCTTTCTGGATTGCGTCGGGTATTAGCGGACCCCTTAATATTCCTGCGTGATAACGGCAACTTCAGGGTGCGCTGGAATTTCAGTAATGTCCAGGTAGCCATTGAAATAACTGGAGCGCAAAGTGCAGAGGTAGTCGTAATCAAAAAGCCATGATTCTGCCACGCGATCCCACTAAACTTCTCTATACAGTCCTGGATATGGTCCGGATGTGCACATCGACCCGCGGGACGCGTGAAACGTTTTACAACGAGAACATGGCCTACTACATGCAGGGCGGCACCGACATCTCCAGGGGTCGGGCCAACAAGGTCAAGCCCGTAGTCAACCGGCAGGCAAGCTTTCTGTACGCGCCTGAATCAATCAAGTTCTGGGCGGACGTGTCCCCTGAAGAGGATTCCGACGAGAACTATAAACGCAGTGACCCGGTATCCCAGGTTGTTTCCCAGGCCTGGACTGATTCTGACTTAGACACGCTCTTCTTTGAAGCCGTTAAACACTCGCGCGTAAACGGGTGCGGCATTATCTCGGTGCTGCCCAGGCCCCGAACCGATGGCAAGATTGATCTGATCTCCTACAACATTAACCCGAAATATTTTGGGGTATTGCGTGAAGACGTTAACCGGCTTGAACGGCAACAGGCCGTGTCTCTCACCAACTATTATACGATTGAAGAGATTGAGGCGCGGATATCGCGGCACCCGGACCGCAACTCAATCTTTAAAGAACTTGCGACCGCGACTATGGGCGGCGCGGATTCTGATGTCATTACAATGGGCCCGAATGCAACCCAGTTCGAAGCGCAATACTGGAAGGGTGGTCCATCACCTTACGTTCCAAATACGCCCGTAACATACTATGGATTCTACGATCTCTACTGTTTCGACGACGATCTGGGAGACTGGCGCGTATTCACTGTTACCGGGAACTCAATCGTCTGGGATCGTCCCATATCTCGTATTGGCATACCCGGGATGCTGCCCTTCGTCAAAGTCTGTGCTGAAGAACATCCCGAATACTTCTGGGGAATCTCCCTCGTAGACGATCTAAAGAAACTTCAGGACTGGTATAGCGGCAAGATGGACGACATGGATAACCTGATCGACCAGATTTTGAACCCTCCGACCGCTGCAACCGGGATGGGAAAATCTTACGAGGAAAGTCTCGCTGCATTCCGTAAACCGGGCGGTCAGATTACGACCACATCCACAACAGCAAAGATCGAACAGTTCGTTCCCACAATGCCCGAGTCGGTGTTTGAATATATCAAAGGCATTGACGCGCTCTTAATGGATCAATCCAATATGCGGCCCAGTATGTTCGGGCGGCAAGAGGCTGGCGTACGGACTGAAGGCATGGCGGCTGGCCTCTTGCGCGTTGCCGGCGCTGAGATGCGCGTCATGGGCCTGGCAATCGAGAAACAGGCGCAACAATGCGCCCAGATGTTGTTCAGATATCTGCGCCGGTATTCACCGGAGAAAGTCGTTGATGAAGATGGTAAACTTTTTTCTCTGGTTGAGTTCCCCGATGACGCGCGCATTAGGGTTGACGGTCACAGTTCGAATCCGTTGTTTGTCGAAGATAACGCCCAGCTCGCAATGGGTCTTATGCGATACGGTGCAATTACGCAGGAAACACTTGTCCGTATGTTACACCCGGCCCTCGAAGGAAAAATCCTGCACGACCTTAGGAAAATCCAATGGGTAAAAGTTCAGGAACAGACCCGGATGCAGCTCGAGCAGCAAGCTAAACGCAGCGGTAAAGGCAAAGCATCCGGCAGCGAATGAAATAAAAGCCCTTGATTGCGCGTCAAATCCCCTCTCTATAGTGAAAAACTATTAGAAAGGAGGGTTCTAGAGCGTGTTTATTCCAGTTGAATTCAAGCGCGGACGACGAAAAGGTCGCCGACATTAATTAGCACTGGGAACCGTTAGAACTTTTGTAGGGATGCCTATCCCAATGCCACCAGGCGGAGGACAAGATCCCTCTACAGCTCCCCAGTCCGGTCAACCTCCGGACGGCGCGGTTCCGAGCGGAGGGGCGGCAGCAGTTCCGGGTCCCGAAACTACCGGTACGCTGCCACCCACAGGCGGTGCAGGCGCAATAGATAAAAGCGTTCCTGCCCAGGGCCTCGAAGCGTTCGGGCGCGAGATCGGGCGCAAAGTCGTTGGCGCGCTCCATTTCGGCCGGGTCATGTTCGATCCTTACAGCGAAGAAGCTAAAGCCTTCGACACAGCTATTCGCGCCCTCATCAAACATTTTAAACCGGATTCTGACGTGGCTAAGAGCGGTAAAATGCCGCAGCTAAACCAGATCCCGCAAGGTCAAGGCGCGCCGGGTGGCGCACCTCAGACAGCCGGTCCTATGCCGCAGCCGCCCACAGGCCCTATACCGGCTTTATCCGGAGGCAATATATGATTGTCACAATTCATATGGAAGAAAAGACCGCCAACGCGCTTTTCATGCATCTGATGGACGGCGACAAACTCGACGAGCTTCTTCGCATAGAAGCGTTCGGCGCAATTGCCCAAGGGCTTTATGACAGTCAGGAAGCACTAGGTACAGTCAATGTTTAAACATCCTTCAGGCGCAAAATTCAGGCCGTGCATGTACGACCCCGGGAAACAACTCATTCGCGGTATCATTATTGAATCCCTGGGATACCCGAACTTGAATTTCATGAAAGGCGCTCCAAAACAGGTGCAGGAAAATCCCAGTTATTACATCGTCCGAACACTGAAAGCAGGGAAATAATTTATGGCAGTTCCACGTCCTAAATCATCTAAACCGCAAGATCCGCGCGATTCTAATCAACTTGATCCCGGACCGCTCGTAAGTCCCAGGATCATCCCGGACATTGCGCCAATCGACATGAAAAAGTTTCAGCCCGCTAAGTTTGCTGGGCGCACAATCAAGGCAGGTAAATAAAAAGGAGATTGACATGTTTCTTGTATGCGACCCCTACCCCGCATCCGACACTGTGAAGCCTGACCAGTTTGTTATTTCAGGCATTGGTGGCGCTGACATCGATAGCCCGGCGCGCGTCCTAACCGATGGCTCGGTTGATCTGCATTTTGACTTGTCCAGCACTCCGGATGGCACTTACACAGTCACCGTCAAAGCGTCTCTCGCCGGTAGCGCAAGCGCGGCTTCTGCTAGCCTAACCTTTACCCTGCCTGTTGTTCCGCCCGTTCCAACGCCTGGTATCCCGCAGAATCTCCGGCTCTCCGAGACTTAATACTAATGGCTGAGATCCCAGACGCTGAAGCAAGAATTTTTAATATCCTCTCGCGCGACCCTCAGGCGCGCCGGGATTTGCTCGCTCATTATAAACGGCTTGATCCGCAAGCCTCTGTCCCTGAAATAGACGCTGCTGCTGAGGTTGAGGAAAAAATCACATCCGCCCTTAAACCGTGGCAGGAGCGCGTTGAAGAGCTTCAAAAGAAGCTGGATGATAAATCCAAGACCGACATGATCGAGTCGCGCCGGGGCGAGGTGCGCGGGGCTCCCTTTTATTTCTCTGACGCCCAGATCACTGATCTTGAAGAGCGCATGATCAAGGATCGCAACATGTACGGGTCATACGCCGAAGCCGCGCGCTATTACCAGTATCAGGACGCTCCGAACCATCCTACCGGAGCGCCCCTGAATCCATTTAGCCGGCACGTGGACGGTGAAGATGAGTGGCGTGCAATGATCAAAGATCCTAAGAGCGGCATATTCGATAAACGCAAACGCAAAGAAATCCTCGACAAGAAATGGAAAGAAAGCGCTCCAACTGGTTCGCTTGTGGACGCTTACAGACGAGGGAAATAGAGATAAAATTTTATGGCATTATTCCCACTTGTACAAGGAACCGGGATTGAACCGGCAGGCGGTCTTGGCAACCAGTTAAGCGCGCTGACAAGGCGATCATATTTGGCAAACGCTTACTGCCAGATTTATACCAGCGCTCCATCTATCGTAGGGCTCATGGCAAACGCCCTGGAGGAATCAGGCGGCATGGATAACCTGACTGCCAACGTCCAGTATACGCAAGGCGTTACCCCGCAGTACAGCGATTTTACGGCTACGTTTGCTGCCCCGCAACTAGTCCAGTTTGTTCAACCTGCTGCCTGGGCTTACACGATGGTCCTGGTGCCAGTTCCAGTCTATCTCAATGAACTCCTGATCCAGGACGAGCAAAAGATCCAGGACATTGTTGAACTCAGGATGACAGACGCCGGGAACGCTGCACGCGACATGCTGGCTAACTCGCTCTTTACCAACTCGACAAATACGCAGCAGCTGATCGGTCTTCCTTGGGCGATTGATGACGGAACAAACGCTGCGACGTTTGGCGGAATTGCGCGCGCCGGGAATACCTGGTGGCAGTCAAAGCGTTACAATGTCGCCGCCGCTATTACGCGTTCACTCTCCCTTTTGTACCTAACGGGTACGACCAAATACAGTGGCGAAAAGCCTGATTTCGGTATATCCGGGCCTGCCACCTGGGCGCAGTTGGCTCAAGATTTTCTCCCGCAGGAACGGTACATCCCCGCAGAACAGACAACTGACCAGTACATGTCCGCGTTCCCGGCTCTTGAAGTCATGGGCGTCCCCATCTACATGGACCCCTACGCGGCTGAAGGGAATATCTGGTTCTTTAATTGCAACTACCTCACCCTTCGCATTCATCGCCTGGTTAACTGGGAGTTTGTGGATTTCCAGTCAATGGTCCCGGCTTATCAACTCAACTACGTCGGAGTCGCGGTGCTGCTCTTGCAGCTGATTAACACGAAACCTCGTTCATGTTCGGTGCTCTACGGTATTCAAAACACCGCAACCTTATAATTTATGGCTCAAGCATTTAACGCTAATCCGGCTTTCACTCCGATCCCGACCGCAGGCGCGTGGATCTATTCGGGTATCGTGCAGAACGGGAACACGCATACCAACACCACGCTTGACACCCTGGTAACGGGCACGAGTTTCCTCGCGGTTGGTCAGGGGATTTCGGGTTCAGGCATCCCAGTTGGAACCACGATTGCATCCATCACCAACGCTACGTCTGTCGTAATGAGCCAGGCGGCCACGACAACTCTGACGGCAACCCCGATTACGTTTGGAGCGAACCCACAGCTTCAAAGCGCGTTCAGCTTTAACGCCAACTGGGGCCTCCCGTCATCCGCTCTTGTTGATGTTCCTGGCTGCGATTTCGCTATTCCGGAAACTCAGACAATCGTTGCGGGCACGGGCCTGTTTGTTCCAGCTCCGGGAGCCGGATATATCTCGATCACAAACGGCGCTACAACCGGGTCCACAATCCAGATTCAGACCGCAGTCGCTACATGGACAACGATCTTTACGGCGACCGTTTCTGTCACCACGTTCTTTCCGGGTATACTCGTGTGCGACGGCGGTAACGTGCGGTTCCAGGCATTGGGAGCGACTAACCCGTCCTTTACATTCTATCGATTGCGCGCCTGGCCGAACCTGTAACCATGAATCCGAATACTGATTCAGTTGTAAACGAGCGCCAAGGCAAAACGTTCCAGGACGTTAAGATCGCCGTGCGCAACAAAGGGCCGATTGAGCCCGAGCTCTTCTATGGCGGCAAAGGCTACCAGTACCCGGTGGATCACGTTACCGTCGTTCCATACGAAGTAGCTTATTTCCATTTTGCCGTTGAGGTGCAGGGCGGAAAACTTGTCAGGGAAAAGAGAGACGTCAGTCCCGACGGTTCTCAAAGCTGGTACTCAAACCGGATGGCCAGTTATTCGCCCTACGGCCTTACGCACGGTCGCACCGAAGATCGCGACCACAAAGCGTTCAAGGAATTCCGCGCCTGGTTCAGTGACGGGATTGATTTCAGGATTGTTAAAACACCGCGTTCAATGACCACGGCAGAATTCGATAACCTGAAAACTTAAATGTGCTTCTTTCAGATTACATTTACCTCACGCGCAACCTATTGCGGGACGCTAATAAACGGTTCTGGAAGCTAGACTCTGACATCACGAAGTACGTTAACCTGGCACGCGACCGGGTTGCAATCGATACAAACGCTACTCGCGTTAACGCGACCATTGCGTTAACACAAGGCCAGGAAGCGTACAGATTCGGCCTTGTCCTGGCTGCCGTACAATCGTTGCCTGGATCTCCACCGGCGCGCAATATCCAGGCGATCCTAAACATCAACTTTATCCAGACCACGACCTTTTACATGCCATTGCGTCGCCTCGCCTGGAGCGATTTTAACCGGGTATTTCGGTCGAACCCGTTCCAAAGCATGTGCCAGGCATGGAGTATGCAAGGGTACGGCGTGTTCTTCCTGGGGCCCACGCCACCCGGGCCGGACTACACGGCGGAAATTGATTGTTTGTACTTGCCGAACAACCTTACTGACCCGGCTAATGTTGAGACTGCTATCCCTGACCCGCTCTCGGAGCTTGTACCCCTGATGGCAGCTCGGTGGGCGACCTATTACGAACAGGACAAAAGCCGACTGGACGAGTTCATTATTCATTACGAGATGGAAAAGAACATGATGCTCTCGCAAATGCCGCCATTTTCTGCGCTGAACAGGAATATATAAAATGGCGTTTCAACTGGATTACAGGAAGGAGTAGTTATCGCTCAACGAGGCACAGGGCAACCGCAGCTAATCCAGACCGTAAGCCTTCCAGGCGACAGTCAACCATGGGGTAGCCTCAACAAGTACGACACGTACTCGCGCCTAACGATTCCCGATACCGATTTTGACGAGCTGATTAACTGGATACCTATGGGAAATTCGGTTCGCCAGGTGCCGGCCAACGGCGCAACACTCGCGACATTGGCAAGCGCAGCAATCTGGATGAGTGCGCAGACCTTGAATCTCGGGCAGTATTTATACTTCCTTTGCGCGAACGGACACATTTACCAGGTATCACTTGGCGGCACAATCACCGATGTAAGCGGCGCAACGAGCATGGCGGCCACAAGCGACATCGCCAACTGGCAGGGAACCACAATTCTTTTTACCGATCCGGTTGCCCAGAAGATTTATTCATGGAACGGGGCCACGTTCGCGACCGTGTTTACAGCGCAACCAGCCGAAATCATCACGGTGTATTCAGGGCGGCTATGGATGGCGCATAACAACACTGTCACGTTCACGAACGCCAACACGTTTAACTCGCTTGGCGGCGATGCAGGGTCTTTCGTTATAACCCAGTCTGACGCGCAGCCTCCCATTATCGCCCTATACCCGTTCGCCGGGCTACTCTACATTTTCGGGTATGACTGGGTTGAAGTCCTGGGGAACATTTACGATGTCGGCTCCCCGCCTGTAGTCAATTTCCAACTCAACATGATCGAGAACCGGGTGGGAACCTCGTCGCGCTGGAGCATTATTGGGCTTGGGTCTACACTTTATTGGGCGAATAAGAACGGGATCTGGGCGTTGCAGGGGACTTTCCCAACCAAGTTATCTACGCCCCTTGACGGGTTCTTCCAGAACCTTGGAGCTAACTCTAACCTGTTCGCCGCGTTCGGGTACATCTACAATGTGCCGTGCCTGTTCTGGCAATCCAATTACGCGACTGACTCGACGTTGACTGTGTTCGGGATCGCGATTGACACCGCGTCACAGGTGAAAGGGAAATGGTTCAGGACGGTGCTTTCCAACGAGAAATTTATATCCAGCGACATCGATCAGACGACCGGTGCAAGCAAGGTGTTCGGGTGCGATGGCACCAATATCTTCCAGATGTATTCAAACACTGCGAACGCGATTAATTCGACGATCGGTTTCAAGTACTGGTCCTTCGGCCAATCGGCGTTCTTTAAGCGTATGTACAGATTCGGAGCATCTTTAATGCTGAACGGAACAGCAAACGCAACGCTCTCCGGGTATGACGAAAACGGTAATTCGCTAAACCTTACGAGCAATACGCAAAGCTATTCTCCAACTGTCATCTTCACCGATTCAAACGGGAACCCAATAACGTGGACGGCGGGCGTAAACATTACCTGGACGGTTTCAGCGTCGCAACAGTACGAGTTCTGGGAATTTGGGATTGACGATATCGCGCGGCGATTCGGGGCGCAGCTTGTTCTTAACGGCGCGGGCGCAATGCTTGAATCCGTATCTATGGAAGCCGAAATCACTCAAGTAAAATGGGGTTCATGATCTATGCCTAGACCCAATACATTGCCCTGGGACATGTCGGTGTTTACGGGTTCAGAGCCGGTAACGACATTGTCCGATAATTTTAGTTCCCTGAACAACCTGGTCAACGATTCAGGGATAGGTCTTTGCAGTTACGCAGTTGACACAGGGAGCGCCAATAATTACGTGGTAACGCTGGCCAGCCCGCCCACATCTTACCAGTCCGGCATGATCCTCGCCGTAACGCCGGCCAACTCCAATACCGGGGCCAGCGTCATAAACGTGAACTCATTGGGGAATAAAACGGTGCTTACCGCTCTGGGCGCAACGCTAGCCCCCGGGGAGCTTGTTGCCGGCAGAATTTCAGTACTGGTTTATGACGGGACAAGCTTCAGGATAATAACCCCGCCTTCAAAGATTATCTCGCTTGTCAACCAGATAGGTAACGCCACGGTTGATTGCGCGGGAGCGAGGTCAATATCGGCTTTTGTTTCATGGAACTCTAACACCGGCACAATCCTCACATTGCAGCATGTCGGTCCGGGGGTGCCCGTCAGTGTCACTTACAACAATAATTTCACCAGCAGCACTACTTACGGCCTGGCGTTAACTGACTCGGCTGGCACAGCGTATAGCTCGGTTGTTTCCGTGTTCCCGACTTCGTACCTGGGCGGATCGGTAGTTAATATGGTTCCCGGTAATTTAAACTGTACCGCTGGTTCCTGGGTTATTTACACAGGAGTGACAGGAAACGGATTTCTGGCGTTGTCCGCATAGATAATACGATGCCTTTCCCATTCAATCCGCAGCAGATTCAAACCTATGATCTGACGCAAAAAGATCAGGCGCGCGTATTTGTGCAGCAGTTGTCGATCATGATGAATCAGTTGATGACACCAAACGGTCTGGCGGCAATACTGCAAACGTCGGGCTCGCTTCCAGCGGGGGCATTGTCCAGCGTAGCGACAAGCCTGGGGTCGGTGTCCACAAACCAGACGGTGAGCTGTTCCGGGGCGGTTGGCGTCACGGTCAATTTATCAATCACGGCGGCAATAACCCTGAACCTGACGTTCCTGTCTGTGTCGGTGCCGGTTTTAATACGGTGCCAGAACACAAGCGGCGGCGCGTTAGTTTTAAAGTTGGGAGGAACCAATGCTGCAAACACTACGTTTACCAGTGTTCTGGCGGTATTTGCATCGGCTGGAGCTGAAACCAATATGACAACAGCCGGATTCAGTATCGCAGCCGGAGCTACGCAATATTTTTATGGCCAGGCTTTGACCACGAATTTATTTCTTTTGAGTCTGTAAAATGGCTAACGGAACAAATCCATTCGCTCTGCTTACCAACGCGCAATTCGCAGCGTTGTTTCAACAAGCGGCCCTCCCGGTGTTCGCCCAGGCGCAAACCTGTTCCGGGTTAATAACGCAGATGACATTGAACCAGATTTCGCCCTCGGCCTTAAATCCGCAGGTTGTAACGCTCCAATCCCTGTACGCGAGTTTAACTCCGTACTTTACTGAGCTGGCCGCCCGAGCAGCAGCCGGGACCTAGGCATTTCATCCATATGAACGACATGAACCCTGTTTCGATGTTCCCAGGCGAGCAACCGGCGATCAGTAGCGCGGGCGACGGCCAAGAGAATGTCATAGTGTCCGGGCCCATACGCGTAATCTACCATCGTGATTTCACCACGCGGATCGTACTCGCAGATTGTTCCGAAATAATCGTTAGAGATCCGCTCAACCATATCGTGCGCTATTGGCCGCAGGACGATTGCGGCGAACGGGTCAGGCTGTCCCAGGACCCAGAAAAATTCCTTAGGCGCGCCCCATGAAATCCATAGCCGCAACCATTCAGCCGGCGTCATTTGTTCATTCCCGGAAACCTCTAATCGCTTTATCCACGGGCAATTATCGAGTAAGATTTGTTCCAACCATTTTAATCGTTCACTAATCATGGGAAAAGGCAAAGGCGGAGGCGGCGGTTCAGTTCCACAGGTTAAGGTTCCGCAAGGTGTTAATGACCTTGCGTACAATAACTTTAACCCAATGGGATATTACGCGGCTTCCACGCTGCCGTCCATACTCGGGATGGCCAATTGGGCCAGCGACATAGCTACAGGCGGCAACGCCATGCAGGGCGGGTCGTACCTGGGGTTCGGCAATACGCCAGCGTACAACGCATGGAATCAGTACACAGGCGGGTCAGCTATAACGCCCGCAACCCAGTACCCTGGATTTTCAAGCACACCGGGGCAAGGTGGAACGCCGGGTGTTCAGTCTGCGGGATCTCCAGGGGCCGGGGCCGCTCCAGGTACAGGAGGCGGAGTCGGTGCAGGCACGTTGTCTCCGGCTCAACTTCAGCAATTGAAAAGCGCCGGGTATAATTTAATCAGATCCCCTAGCGGACAAATTTTGTCCGTAGATTCAAGTACTCAACTAGACCCGAATACCAAGCTTATCGGTGATGGAACAAACGCGACAGAAACTACTGTCGGGCAATTCTTCGGGAATGCGTTCGGCAGCGGAGGGCAGGGCGGCACAGCCCTTGGGGGCGGACCGGCTGCAACCGGGATAGGAGGGCAACGCCTAGGAATGACTCCGTC